TCCGGTTCGACCCCAAAACAGGTCGGGCTATCCCCTACTATTGCGGCCAGGAGCAGCAGCAGGGACAACTGACCGACATCCGCTCCATTTCTTCCGACTCGGTGGTCCACATCTACGAGGCCCAACGTGCCGGCCAGCTCCGCGGCCTGCCTTTCGTGGCGTGCGTAATTAACGACCTGCACGACCTGGACGACCTCCAGAAGCTGGAGATGGAATCCTGCAAGCTGGCATCCAGTGTGGCCCAGGTGATCAAGACGAGCTCCGGCGAGGTTCAGGCAACTAGCCTCCGTTCCGGTGTTGCCGGCAGCCAAGGCACCGCCCAGAACTACTACGAGAACATTTTCGGCGCCTCGGTCAAGGTTCTCAAGACCGGCGACGAGTTCGAGCAGTTCGCCGCGGACCGCCCCAACGTCAATATGCGCGAGTATTGGCGCAGCCTGACCGAGAAGGTCTGTGCTGGCGTCGGTATCCCGTACGTCCTTGTGTTTCCAGAATCGATGCAGGGCACCGTCTACCGGGGCTCACTCGATATGTCGTCGGTGTGGTTCCGCAGCCGTCACCAGGTGATGGCCTCGGCCGCCCGAAGGATCTGGGAGTATGTGATGGAATACGCCATCCGTACCGACCCCACCCTTCGAGACTCTCCGGATGACTGGTACGAGGTCGCCATCCAGGCGCCCCGGGCCCCCAATGTGGACGTCGGCCGCAACTCTGCCGCCCAGCTAAACGAGCTCGGTGCAGGCATTACCACTTACGACGAGATTTACGGCGCCCGAGGCATCGACTGGCGATCCGCCCTGGAGGCCAAGGCCCAGCAGGCCCGGTACATCCAAGACCTGGCGATCAAGTACGGCCTCGATGTCTCCGAAATCTCAAGCTCTCAGAAGCAACCTATCGCACCGGAGCCTGCCTCGGCCGCCATCGAAGAGCCCCCTTCTGAAGATATGCCAGAGCCGATCCCGGCAGAGCCCATCCAAGAGGTGGTTGCGGTGGTTGAGCCCAAGAAACGGAAAACCAGAGCCAATAAAACAGAATGACTAAAGTAACCAACTGGCTTTCCTACAGCCCCCGAGCCTCGGTCCACGAGCCGGCGGTGCTCCAGATTTTTGACCAGATCGGCGAGGACTGGTTCGGTGGCTCAGGTATTTCGGCCAAGGCTTTCTCCGACGCTCTGCAGTCCGTCGGCCCCGGCCCCCTGGTGGTCGAGATCAACAGCCCCGGCGGTAACGTCTGGGACGGCCTGGCCATCTACAATATGCTGCGAGGCCGGCAGGCGCCGGTGACTACCCGGGTGGTCGGCATCGCTGCCTCGATCGCTTCCATCATCGCCTTGGCCGGTGACACCATCGAGATGGCCGACGCCTCGTTGTTCATGATTCACGACCCATCCGGAATGGTGGCAGGCACCTCGGAGGATATGCGGAAAATGGCCAACGCCCTAGACCAGCACGCCGAGATACTGGCCGGTATCTACGTCAAGCGCACCGGCAAGACCTCGGCCCAGATCCGCGCAGCAATGACCGCGGAAACCTGGTTTACCGCCCAGGAGGCAATCCAGTTTGGCCTGGCCGACAAGAGCACCGAGCAGCTCGCAATGGCTGCCTGCTGGCATCCTCGGGCTGTTACCAAGACAGCACCTCCCCAGGTGGTTACCAATCTCGAACGAGGTATTCAGCAATACGAGGACGGCCTAGCCGGTGACGGCCTGGAGCAATCCACCGTTATCGACGCTCGGAACCTTGTTAAGGGCGAGGAGCCCAGCTCCGAAAAGGTGATCAAGGCCGCGGCCTGGTGGGCTCGTAATGAGCGCTTCCTCGATGCCGAGGCCAACACCCCTGCCGACGTGGCTGCCAACCTATGGGGCGGCGCCGCTGGCAGAGACTGGTTCAAGGCCCTTGCGGCCCAACTCGACCAGGAGGAAGACGCCTCCGAGGCCGAGGACAAACTTTCGACCGGCAGCACTAACGCTGCCGACGATGGCGCGACAACCGCGCCGACATCACATGAGACACCACACAATATGACTGATTCCAACCCCGTGGTGGCGGCCGCTTCGAGTGCGCCGACCGCCCTCGATATCGACGCCATCGTCGCCAAGGCCGTTGCCGCTGCCATCAGCGCCAAGACCATCACCGCCGCCCCTGCTCCGGAGCCCGTCGCCCCGGTTCGCGTCCAGAACCTTGGCAACTCGCTCCTGGAGAAGCACAAGTCTCTCCGCGCCGGTGCCGAGCGCCAACGCTTCCTGGTCGAGAACCACTCCGAGCTGTTGCGCCAGAACCGGCTGATCGCCCCGCAGAACGCGAACACCTTCGCCTCGGGCCTGGTTGTTGACTACCTCGCTGACGCCGTGATCACCGTGGCGACCTCGAAGCTGGCCATGATCTCCGGATTCACTCGCAACGTCGGCCTGGACAACCTCCGCCCCCGCGCCACCGTCCAGGTGAAGAAGTTCACCACCGGCGACGCCACGGTCGACAACGCTTCCAACTTCGAGGACGGCGCCGCCAATCAGTCCACGCTTGCCGCCACCTCGGTGACCGTGAACCAGATCACCAAGACCTTTACGGTCACCCAGCAGGAGCTTAACCAGGGCTTCGCCTTGTCCGATCTTGCCCAGGGCAGCGCTGAGATCTTCGCTCTCGGTATCTCCAAGAAGATTACCGCCCAGATGACCGCCGCGCTGTTCGGCGCTGGCACCGTTATCGGAACGGCGGCCAACTTCGACAGCTCCGACCTCCCTGCAATCCTGGCGCTGGCCAAGAACTACCGCCAGAAGTTGCTTTTGCTGGACGGTGGACACATCGCTCGATTGCAGTTCTCCGGTCAATTGACTGCTGCCGCTGGTACGAATCCGTTCCCTGATTCGCGTTATGGTCCGTTGAACAACGGCTATTTCGGATTCGCCAACATCCTGGAGCAGAACGACTGGACTGGTGGTATCGCAAACACCGCCGGCTTCGTCTGCGGCCAGGACGCCATCGCGGTGGCCTCGGGCCTCCCGGTCGGCATGATCGCCGGCGAGTTCCTGGAGCAGCGCTCCGTGGAATTGAGCAACGGCCTCTCTGTGCTGTTGTCGGTATGGTACAGCCGCGCATCCCGCGCTCACATGGCTTCCTACGACATCATGTTTGGTGCGGCTGCTGCGGACACCACGCAAGCCGAAGTGTTGATCACCGCTTAATCCTTTAGGATATGCGTATTGCAACCACCATAGCAGTGGACAAGACCGGCAAGACTAAGCTGGTATCTGGTCCCGAAATTGATGCGACTCTCCAACGCACTAATTTCAACACTGTTTCTGTTCCCGAAGGAGGCAAACTTATCCTGTGGGTACAGGGAGCCTTAGCACCGAAGATTCGTAAGGGTTAAACAACCAAAACTGGGGAGGCTGTTGGATACGCTGACAGCCTCCCCTTTAACCGAAACACTTTTTATGGCCGGAGTTCAAACTGATATTGCGGTTCAAGATTCAATGGGACTTCAGGGTTTTACTCTGGTCACCAGCACCGCCGCGCAAACCTCTGGATACGTCGCTTTGCAGATCGTTTCTGCAACCGTGATATCCGCCATTGCTGGCACTGGTATAACTGGAACTTGGAGCGGAACAACGATCCCTGCTGGATTTACCATCGTTGGACGCATCTCCAGCTTTACGCTCGCAAGCGGAAGTGTGATCGCATATTTCGCACGACCTTAATCCATGACTCTAAGCCTAAGCCTCACTCTATCTACGTCTGACGACGTAATTGAGGTGATCTATCCAGCCATTCGGCGGGACATGATCCAAGAGGATGGCGTGTCTTTTGTTTTACAAGAAGACGGATCGGGCAAACTAATTTTCTCACTCGTTACAGATTAACTTTTTGACCTATGGCAGATTCTAAGATTACAGCTCTAACGTCGATCAGCACCTCAACCGATCCGGCTGTTGATCCGCTGGTCATTGTCGATGTTTCTGATACGTCGATGGCTGCGACTGGCACGACCAAGAAGGTAACGCTGAACCAATTGCTTGGATCCGGCGGCACCGCCACCCTCGCCTCCGCCACCATCACCGGCGACCTGACGGTGTCGACGAATAGACTGATTGTTAATTCTGCTAGTGTTTCCACAGGTGGCAGTCCTGCTGGTAATTTCGGATTTACCACAGTTGGAAAAACTGGCGGCATCTTTGCAAACAAGAATGCTGCTAACCAGTATCTTGCGTTTCAGATGAAGAACAGTACGCAGGATTATGCGATGTTCATCGATCAAGATGGTGTTGGGTCGAACTCTTGGTCGATCTTTGATAATACAAATGTTCAGACTGCAATGAGGTATTATCCCGGTGCATCTGGAAGCTGGATTCATTACATCAACGGCTCCACCGCCATGACCCTGAACTCCACCGGCTTGGGCGTGGGTAAGGTTCCCGCTTCCAATCAGTCAAAAGTTCAGATTTATCAAGCACTTGGAACCAGCCTCAATGGTGCGCTTCACATTACTGATGACGCAACAACCAGTTTTGTTTTCAACAACACAAGTTCCGGCGTGTCCTCTATTTGGACGAGCGGTGCGTTGACCTTCTCGACCGGAAGCAATGCCTATTCGACCAATGGAGCGCGAATGACGCTGGATGCGAGTGGTAATTTGCTCGTAGGGACTACGAGTGTCATCAACAGCGCGAGACTCAGCCTTAAAGCGTCCTCATCTTCTACTGCAAACGCCTCTCTTAATGGCGTTACTGGAGATACTGCTACCGAGAGTCTGGTTATCAACAAGTTTGATAGCAATAGCACCACTTCCCAGATTTTCGTTCGATTCACAAACAACAACGGTGCTGCCGGTTCTGGTCAGATCAATGGCAATGGAGCAAACCAAGCTGCTTTTGGGTCGTTCTCTGATTCTCGGCTAAAGGAAAACATCGCCAGCCTTCCTTCTCAGCTTGCGAACATCCTGTCGCTGCGTCCGGTCGAGTTCGATTACAAAGACGGTTCCGGTCATCAAATCGGATTCGTTGCTCAGGAGATGCAGGAAGTCTATTCCGATGCAGTTGGTGAACAGAATGGGTTTCTGACCATCACCGGATGGAGCAAGACTGAAGCTCGACTTGTGTCGGCCATCAAAGAACTCGCTGCTAAGGTTCAAGCTCTGGAAGCAAAACTCGCCTAATACATGAACATCTCTTGGATCATCGAACGCCTCTTGGTCAAGCCGACCGAAGGCTCCTACACGGACGTTGTAATCACCGCCGACTGGCGTTGCAACGGATCGCAGGACAGCTACAGCGGCACCTGCTACGGTAGCTGCTCGTTCGCTCCTCCTACGGAGGGCTTCACGCCCTACGACCAGCTCACCGAGCAGCAGGTGCTGGACTGGTGCTTCGCCAACGGCGTGGACAAGAACGCGATTGAGGCGAACGTCTCGCTCCAGATCGAGAATCAAATCAACCCGCCGGTGGTTGCTTTGCCGTTGCCGTGGGTGAAGCCGGTTGTTGTTGCGGAGCCGGTGATTATTGCTGAAGATACCGCCGCATGATCAAAATCGAACTCACTCAGGAGCAATTCAACACTGTGCTCCAACTCATCGACATCGCCATTAAAGCGGGAGGCTACCAGAACGCAAAGGTCGCCGTCCCAGTGGTCGAGTTGTTAATCACTCAAGCCGAAAACCCTAAATCCGAGTAATGGAACCAACGAACAGCAGCACTAGCCCCGGCCTAAGCCTAGCAGCAGCAGCAGGTGCTACCGCTGTTTCGTTTATCCCAGCCCTCACCGACTGGGTAAGGCTTATCACCGCGCTAATTGGCTTAGTTTGCGCCTGTTACGCAGCATTTCGATTATTCCGCTCCAAATGAAAAACACGAAAACCACTCTCGCAGGTATCGGTGCCATTCTCGTCGCTGTTGGCGGGGCTCTTAAAGCCCTGTTCGACGGTGACCCCACTACCAACCTGGACATCACTACGACCATTGCAGCCGTCACGGCCGGCATTGGCCTGATCTGGGCTAAGGATGCCAAGGAAGCCGAAGCTCCGAAGCCGTGAACTGGGTCTACCAGATCCTAAAAGCCCTGCTCGATTTCCTTAGAGAAACACCGCCAACCGACATTCAATATGGAAAAGCACCCGAAGCTCTCAAGGACGATCTGGCTGGTCGCATTGCTGGACTGCCTCGGTTGCCAGATGACACGGGTGGTCCTGGTCCCTTCCGGTGATCCGGTGATGTTGGCCAAGCCGGTGAAAGCCAGCGTCTATGGATTTGATGCCGACAAGAAACTGGTCGGACCCTCCCGGGTGACACTTCCGGCCGGATGGTACGTCCTACCAAAGAAATAAAACTATGGCCCAGCAAACGATCAACATCGGAACCATCAGCAACGACAACACCGGGGACACCCTCCGCGGCGCCGGTGAGAAGATTAACGACAATTTCGACGAGCTGTATGCCGCGGTGCCGTTGGTTACACCAAGCACCTGGGTGCCTACGTTGACCGACTCTGGCGGTGGCCGCACCTACGCCATCACTACCAACACGGCTCGGCACACGTCCATCGGGTTCGTAACCACCTTCACCGCGGACATCACCGTAAACTCGGTGACCGGATCCGCTACGGGCAACCTCCGGCTATCGCTGCCCGACGCTGTCACCTACGAGGCCGCCGCCGCGGTGTGGCTGACCAACGGCACCAACCAGGCCAAGACCTCGGTGATAGCCCGGATAATCGCCGGCACCAGCTATCTGGAGCTGTCGGCATTTGAGACAGGGGCCGCCACTAGCTTGGCCGGCCATCTCCAGGCCACGAGCCGCCTGATAGTCTCCGGCACTTATTTTACCACCTGATGACCACCATCGGATCCAGTCTCCAGCAGGGCATGGCGGTGCTCCAGCAGATGCTGGGGGCGCCCATGTTCATCTGGGAGGGGACATCGATCCGGTGCATCCCGGCTGCGGTCACCGATGCCAACACTCCGATCTCCGGTGGGTTCCAGGATAACGTGACCTCCCGGATCCTGGTCATGTTCAGCGACTGGAAGACCTGTGACTCGACGCTGGTCTCAATGGATTCGACGCTCTACACGCTCGACCAGGGCACGACGTTCTCCAGGCTGCTTAAGGAGGACGGCCTGTTTATTCTCCAGGAGAACACCGACCGCATCGCCCTAACCTTCTGCAAGCCTCGGCCGGTGGTCGGTAGGACTCTGGTCTACCAGGGCCGCACCCTCCGCATCCTGTCCTGCCGTGTGGATGCCTCCGGCGCCTACTACAACCTGGAACTGGGGGCCAAGACCAAGTGAGGCCCGTCGTCAACATGACGGTCGACTCCAGCAAGTTCGACGCTGCCATGAAGCAGTATCTGCTGACGACGAGCCGCGATCTTCACAAGGCCATCAACAGCCGGTTCTTTTACCTGATGGTCCGGCTGTTCGTCCTGGTGCCGCCCAAGAGCCCAGGCCAGGAGCGCCGCCGGATAGCCGACTACCTGGGGACGCCCGTCGGTGACATCAACCGCAAGAGCAAGAAGACGGGCAAGCGCATCGGCAAATCCCGCATCATGCGTCGGGTGCACTTGATCGCTCAGGCCAAGGAGGCCAAGGCAGGCCGCCGTGGCTTGTATGGCGAGGAGATGAAGGCAGTAGCCTCCGCCCTGATGCGAAAAGCTATCGGGTCCGTCGGCTATCTAAGATCCGGTGTGGTGAAGATGATCCGGGTCTACAACAAGGGCTTCAGCCAGTTTCAGAGCCCTAAGTGGAAGCCGTTATCCAAGCCACCGGGCTACAAGGCACCGAAGCAGACCAACGGCGCCCTGCTGTCATTAGCCAACCAATACGGTCTGCCCCAGGAGAACGTCGCCACTCACAAGGGAACCAAGGCCCGAGGCATCCAGGCGGTCCCAGGATTCAATCCGACGGCCTCGGTGGTGATGACTGCCGGTGTGGCTGATAGCCAGTACAACCGGGTGTCTCAAATTTACGACCAGGCCATGCAGAAGGCCATGGACGATGAGACGACGGAGATGGTCAACCACATGACCGAGGCCCTCCTGGCCAACGGTAAGGTGCTCGAAGATAACGGAATCTCAATCAAATGAACGCCGCCGCCTTAAGAGCTGAACTTGCAGTCGCCGACTACCTTGCGGCCGCCGACTGGTCGACCTCCGGCGCCGGAACACCCACCTGTCTCACGTCCTACAGCCGCGGCCTCTATGACGACCCGGACGACCAGGACGTCATGCCCAACTTCCCAAGGATCGTTGTCTCGACCAACTCCGCCAGGCCAATGCAGCGCACCGACCTGACCTGTGAGGTCGAGATCGCTGTCGAGCTCCAGCTATCGGCCGACGACACCGACGAGTCGGCAATGCTGACCACCGTCCAGGTGCTCGACAATCGGATCCTGCCGCTGTTCGACGACGCCGGGGCCTCTGCCCTTGATGCTCCATCAAACGACGCCAGCGGCCCGTTTACGGCGCAGTTTGCAGCCCCTCTGGACTTTGGTGGCTCATCAATCTCTAATCGGTCCAGGACGTTTACCCGGACCTTCACACTCTATTGTTCGGCAACCATCTAACCACACACACCTATGGCTAACGTACACGGCAACAAATACATTTTCGGATCACCGGCGACATTGGCAATGTACGACGCCACCGGCTCGCTCATTGTTACTGGCTACATATCTCCAGACATAGAAAGCTACGACATCACCCACGAATGCGACACCGAAGAGGTGCGCAACAGCAGCGGTGAGGTGGTTGGACACATTGCCTATAACAACCGGCTGACACTGACGGTCAATTTCGTTCCTGTTGGAACTAACGCTACTCCTGCAACTGCACTGGGTGAGCGTCTAAAAGGTGCCTCTTTGCCTCTAGGAAACGGCACTGTTGAGATCACTGGAGCCCCTGCAATCAATGTCGGCGGATATGCCGACGCCATCAACACCGCCAGCGGTGGCCGATGGATCTATGCTGGCGGCGGTTCGATCAAGACAACCCAGACTGGCAAGGCTACCGGGACGATCACTCTCAAGAGATTCCCGGCAATTAGCGCTGGCGCGGCCACCAACTTGTGACCGCCCTGGCCGACATCCTAAACGCTACAGCCAAGCCCTGTCCGATTGTGATGGGGCTGCGGCTGGTGCCGTATTCGGTGGGACACTCACTGATGCTTCACCGCATCGGTTCGCCCCTGGTTGTCGGTGGTCATGTAGGCCGTTCCGATCTTATGACCGCGGTGCTCGTCTGCTCCCAGCCGATCAAGGAGTCGATGGCTGCTATCTATTCACCGTTCCGCAACCTGGCGCTCAAGGCTTGGACCTGGAAGGTGAAGCGCCTGTCATTCGAGGCCGAGCTCGATAAATGGAACGAGTGGATGGCTGACCAATCTACCGCGCCTGAGATCCTGACTAAACCAGGCGCCTCAAGGCAGCTCGCAATGCCGTGGCCTGAGCGGATGCTGGCCTGCTGCCTAGAGATCGGGCTCCAGGAGGACACCGTCCTGGCTATGCCTATCGGTGACGCCGAGCGCCTTGTCCTGGCTAGAGCCGAGACTCATGGTGACGTTGAATTGTGGAGCCCGAAGGACGAGGCCCTATGGCGGTGGATGAAGCAGCAGGAAGCACAGAAAAACTGACACCATGGCCATCTTCTCACTCATCGCAAAACTTGGCCTCGATGGCACCGCTTTCGAGACCGGCCTTAAGAAATCGCAGTCGATGGCAAAGGGCATCGGTCGAGAAATCTCCGGTTCACTGGCCGGGATGTTTGCGGTCGACAAAATCGCCGAATTTGGAATGAGGGCCATTGAGACAGCCGGAAAGCTAAACGACCTTTCTACCCGACTGGGCGTGTCGGTCGAGTTCCTGCAAGAGATGCAGTATGCCGCCGAGCAAAGCGGAGCTAGCCTTGATGACGTCTCCGGAGCTGTTGAGAAGATCTCAATTGCCCGAATGAAAGCCTTGGCTGGAGATAAGGCATCCATTGAGCTGTTTGACAAAATGGGAATCTCAATGGAGACGGTCAAAAAAGGTTCTGAAGCGATATTTTTAGCCACTGGAAAGCCATTCTTCGAAGGTGTGGATCCTCAGAAACTCATTAGTCCATTGAGAGAACTCGCGGGCAAAGGCGCTGGTGCACTGATCCCAGCAATGGCAGAAGGCCTAGATTCAGCTGCGGAAAAGGCTCGAAACCTCGGCCTTGTAATGTCCAACGAGGTGGTGGCATCTCTCGACGAGTTCAACGACCGCGTTGACACCATGAAGAAAGGCCTTGAGGTTGCAATCGGGACGATGATTGCCGACTTCGGTTCTCCTTTACTCCGACAACTCGACGCCCTCGGCGCAGGCATCCAGGGATTTTTTGGCGCTATGTTCGACCCAGGTCGTGCAGGCTTCCAGATCGATCACTGGTTCCAGCAGTTCTCCCAATCCAGAAGGACCGCATTGGATGAAATGGATGCCGAGGCCGAAGACAAGAAAGCCGAGCGCCAACGACGCGAGGAAATGCGGGCTAAGTCGAAGATCGTTGAGCAGCAAACCGCATTTAAGACTGTGGCCGTTTCTGCCTCTACCGGCGACCAGCTAGCCAAGACTGGTGGTTTCACATCCTTTCAGTCCAACATGGATAAATATTTCGGTAATGTGAGAACGCAGGCCCAGGATCTAAGAGACATATCCAAGAACACCAAGAAAACGGCCGAAGCCGTTTCTGAATAACATGGCGACGATCCATCAATCATCACAGTTAGCAAACTTTCCGGGCTACATCGAGGTCAGTCGGCGGTTCGATCAATCCGGATCCGGGACAGGCCCGGTGTGGACGATAGAGTATCGCGGCACCAAGGACGCGATCCGATTAGCAACACTCGGATGGTCAAGCATTGGCGCAAAATACAACACGGTCGAGGACGGTCCGTTTGCCTCGGCCACTGTTACCTTTTCTGGACCGACTGCGGATCCTGGAGACCCTATAGACTCAGCCGTGGTTCCTGTGGCCGGACAGGAGACTCCGGATATCCGCTACGAGTTCCGTACCGACTACGTCGACATCTCGCTTTTTGCTTTGCCAGCCGTCGCTGCTGAAGCCGAATCAATGGGTGATCCAGCTCTTTATAAGAAGACCATTGAAGACTCCGTGAACAACGGTCTTAAGCTAAATGTGTCTCCACTGGCAAATCTACCAATCGCAAATAAAGTATTTCAGAAGCTATGTCGAGGCGAAGACTCGTTTACATTGCCTAGAATAAGCCTTAGCCGTGTGGCTACATTCTCTGGAAGCCTCGGCCTTCCTCAAGTCCCACAGGGAATACCTCCTGTATATACACCTTCTAGCTTTATTATTTCATGGAACCTTCCTTTCTCAGTCTACACAATGCTTCCGAATGTTCCTATTGATCAAAGAACCGGAAAAGTAATGGCTCCATTAGGAACAGCATGGGGATGGAAGCAAACAAACTACTCAAGCACTTTAATTGTAAAAACAAACATGGTTGAGCAGAACATCTCTTGGACTTTCGCAGCATACGATATCGACATTTACCCATTCATTTAACACTAACCAAATAACACTATGGCAGACGAAATCCAAATGACGGCCCGGTTGTACGCCTCTAAAAACGGCGCTTATCTCCCGA